TAATCCGAGGTGATGCGTTAGCCACGTTTCTTGGCCTCCTTTGCCTGTTCTTCTAGTTCGTCTGCGAATGCTTGTTTTTGGTAGCCAGTGAGTTTCATGTACTCGCTGGGAGAGATCTGAGTCGCGAGACAAAACCGAGCCATGTCGTCGGCCTCGTCCCACGCCTCTTTCACGAATTTGGGAGATCGTCCTCCGTAGTGATCTCTACCTCTTCGGGGTCAATGTCCAGGTACTCCTGGAGTTCGGTAGTAGGCATGGCCCAGAACTGCTTAAGGGACGCCTTCGGGTTTTCTCGACGTTCGAGAAGCCACGCGATGACTGGTCCACCGAGCAATGGATCTGCGGTGACTTCACCTGGCTTAAGGCCGGTGATCTTGTAGACCGTTGCCCAGGTCTCGCCGGTAGCGCTCATGAAGGCGTGCTCAATGTCTTGGCTGTTGTACTTGTGTGTACTCATCTGATTTATCTCCTGGTGTGTTTCGCGATGATGCGTTGAATGCCCAGCGCGATCTCGTTCTCAATTTGCTTGAGCCGTCCGTACAGGGCGGCGTTGTGGAAGTACCTGTTAGGGCTGCGCTTGCCAAAGGCATTCCAGAGCGCATAAGGCCTGTCTTTAGATCCGACAGACGAGGTGATGGCTCGCTGACGTACCGAGCCGTTGGGGCGTACCGTGCTGGCGAGTGCTGAAGATCGCTTAGGGGTCTCCTCGCGAAGTGCACTCGCCAGCGTGCGGGCTGCGGGGCGTAGTTCTTTACGCATGGTCTTGACGTCGGTTCCGATATCTCGGAGTGCGTCAAGCGCAGTTCCTAGGCCCTCAACTCGGTACTTGATCGGCATAGATCAGGCTGCGTAGTTCCAGTCACAAGACTCGATCTGCAACGCCACCTCGAACGTGTCGGTGTTGTCGTCGCCTGCTTCGGCTGACCATCCGGTACGTGGCGGGATGGTCACGAATCCGGTGAGAACTGGCTTACCGGCGGAGGCAGTGATGTTGCCGTGACGGCTGTAGGTGAACGCGACATTCTGACGTCCAGCGTTCTTCCACAACAGGTGGTAGAGGCTGGCGGTATCGCCGGACCAAGTCGCGGTGATGTTGAGTGCGAGCGGGGAAATACCCTCGGCAAAGTCGCTGAAGGTAACAGGACTGTTGCCCTCACCGTCACCAAGTTCAACGCTGACAATGTCCATGCTGGCGTCAAAGGTGGATACAGGTGCTGAGAGTGCGGACAGACGGAGGAAGACCGGAGTCTTTCCGTTCACGCGGGTAGTACGTGGCATATTCTTTAATCCTTTACGAAAGTGTTGTTGATGCTGATTACGGCTGATGCGTAGGTGTTGGAGTTGTCGTCAACCATTCCGACCTCGACGTCAGTAACGGCCCAACCTTCGGGTTCCACGAGATCGAAGAACCTGACCAACGCGTCGTCTGTTTGCTCGGTCATCGTCTTGTTGGACGACACCTTGAAAGTCAGGACGACGGTCAGATTGAGTTGGTACTCACCAAAGGTCAGTCCGTTGGTGATGTACGGGCTATCGGCCTCGATGACGGCTTGCTTGTCGTTGAGGCTCGGAGGGTTGAAGGCCAGTGCCTTGAAGCCGTCCGTTGCGAGTAGGTCGCGGAGGTCCGCCTTTGCCTGAGAAATCCAGTTCATTAGAACGGGCTCACATATCGGCGCAGAAGCGGCATGATCTTGCTCAGCGCTTCCTTTGGCTCGAACACCGTAGTGCCGCCTTCAAAGGCGAACTGTGAGGTGCCGGAGATCGAGTCAGAGCGCTTGAAGTAGGCGTGACCCACCTCAAGGATCATCTGATCTCGCATGATCTCCGGCACCTCGCGAAAGGCGTTCGTGAGAGCGTCGTCAACTAGCGCAGTAGCCATGCTCAAGGCGCGGCTCAACTGACCCCACTCGGTAGGGTCGTTGATCTCGTCCAGGTCACCTAGACCGAGATACGTTGCTAGATCTCCGACGCTGACGGCCATATCAGGCAGTGACCTTGACCAACGCGGACGGATCGGTAACGGCTGCGCCCATGTGGCCGAAGAGGCTCACTGCGGAGGTCAGGTTGACGATGTTGGAATCGGACAACTTGCCTACGCCGGACTCCCATACGGACAGTGCCTCGCTGTTAGCGAAGAAGAACACTGGCGAACCGAAGTTCACGACCTTGACGGGGATACCGAACAAGGTTGCGCCGATGCCAGGAACGTTCACGGAACCGGTGTCGCGGGACAGGATGAACTGCTTGTCACTGTCCAACTTGGCCAAGGTCTTGAAGGTCTGGCGGTCAATGATGATGACCTCAGCAACGTGGCCTGCATCGTCCAACTTGCCTGCGGCGTCAACGGTCACGTCAATGACGGTTCCGAAGTTGGAGAGGTTGAGGCCGGTCACGGTAGGTGCGGACGCGCCCAACAGGGTGGTACGGACTACAGACTCAGTGGCCTTGGCGTACTCGCGTGCCAGACGCTTGTATCCCTGGTCAATGACGGAGACGTCGGAACGCTCGATTGCCTGAAGGCTGAACTCCGTGTAACCGCCGTAGGTACGCATACGGGTGGTCTCGGTATCAAGGCTGAACTTGCCGTAGACGAGGTCGTCGCCTTCGTTGACCTGCTCGGCAACCTGAAGGCTGTCAGCATCCTCAACGATGTATTCAACGGTGTTCTTCTTTGGATCTGGGTACTTGTTCCAGATGTTCAACACCGGGCGGCGTAGGTCGATGTAGTCAAGGATTGGCTTGGACCATGCGTGAGTGATGGTGGTGTCATCGCTGACAGCGCCCTCATACGCGAAGGACTCAAGTTCTGCCTTGGCTTCCTCGTCGCCGTTGGCAACTGCCTTCACGACTGCACCGAAGGAAGCGAACTTGCTTACTGCTGGGGTGGTCACAACGTTTACGGATGCGAAGGAAGCAACCTCGCGGGAGAGGTCGTCAACGGCACCCGCCAACTCTGAGACCTGTGTTTCTAGGTTCTCCATGTTTGGGGTTTCCTTTTCTGGGGTTTCCTCAGCGACGGGTGCCTCTGGGGTTTGGGTTTCTGCCGCGAATACGGCAGTGATCTTTGATGACGCGAATGCGCCGTTTTCTCCGACCATGAGTGAGATCTCAATAGGCTCGACTTGGTCGTAATAAGTGATGCCGTCGCGCTCGCTGATTTCGTGCGCGAAGACGGATACGGATACGTCTGTGATCTCTCCGGCCTTTAGTGCCTCGTAGATCAGGTCTTCGGTTTCGCCGTCGAATACGTCAGCGGCGAAGGTCATGCCGTGCTCGCCGTCAGTCCAGGCCGAAACCTTGCCGATCTTGACCGGCTTCATTCCTCGGTCAATCGGGTGATTGACGTAGACGGCAACTCCTGCCAGGTGGTCTGTTGCACCGAATGCGCCGACGCTGAAGGCGATGTTTCGACCGTCCGAAGTAGGCTCGTTGTATGGCACGGCCAGGGCTTCAATGCGACGGTCAGTAACGGTGGGAGCCGCTGCGAATGTCACGACTTCCTTAGACAACTGGATCACTCTCACTTTCTGGATCGGTTTCAGAAGGCGAGGTCTCGTCGTCTTGCGGGAGAGGCGGCAGTCCTTCCTTCTCTCGCACTTCCTCCAAGGTGAGGAAGCCTGCGTTAAGGCCTAGTTGGTAGGTCTCGTAACGGGTCTTGTCGTCCGGACGAAGCCACTCGGTCAGGTCAAACTTGACCTCCTGGCCGCGTACCAGAGCCGAACTCATGGCGTCTTCAATGACCTGTAGGTAGGCCAGAAGAGTGGTGCGGTAGAACTGCTGGTCAACCTGGCTCAGGTTGGAGTACGTGAGGCTTCCGCCTTCTCCCTGGTCGGCCAACAGGTATGGCGCTGGAACTCCGAAGAGGCGCGCAATGTCGGTGACGCTGTAACGCATCTGGTCCAGGAAGGCGAGGTCTGCCGGAGACAGGCTCAGAGCCTCGAAGCGGTAGCCCGGAGGGAGAACGGCAATGCCGGAGTTCTCAAGGGCTGCGTACCAGGCGCGCTGGTGTTCCTCGGTGAGCGCCGTATCGGTCTCTACCGGTGCGCTGAGTACTCCCTGAGGTACGCCGTTGTTCTTCACAAACGATGTGGAGTGGCGTTGCAACGTGCTGTAGCCGAAGAGGGTCTGACGTGCGGCCTGGATAGGACCGAGACCGCGCGTGCTCCCTGGAAGTTCAAACAGGCGAAGATGCTTCATCTCGCGCATGGAGTACTTGCGGTTGTTGTACTCGAAAGTCTTTTCTCCAGTGCGCTCGTGGTACTGGATCTGTACCTGAGCGGGGTCAAGAGTCTCGAAGATCTTGACGGCACCCTTGCTGTCGTAAGTGCACAGGATGAACGCCTCACCACTCATGGCCAGGTTGATGACAGTTCGGCTAAGGAAGTCACGGCGAGAACGGTTCACGTCCGGGCGAATGATGACGCTCGGTGTGGGGGAGAGGGCTACGCCGTCACGCTCGACGTACAGGGGAAGTTGGCTCGCAGTGGTCGCGATGATCTGCACGGAACGGAAGACAGCCGGGAGAGACAAAGCCAATTGAGGGGTCAAAAAAGCCTCCGCACGAGACGGAGGTAGTACACCGGGAGGTGTGGCCGAGAACGCGGTTACTTCTGGCTTCTCTGGCTCAGGTTGCGGCTTAGATCGAAAGACTGGCAATTCTCTCCTGTAGACGAATACTCACAGTATTCATTATACAGGAATAAAAGAGGTCAATTTGAAAAGTGATTACGCCGAGTTCGGATACCAAACGACAATCTCTGGTGCTTCTCGTGCAGGCTTCTCATGGCACGCATAGATCGCATAGAGAGTCGCCATAAGCGAATCAATGTCCGATTGCGGCGTAACGCGGACGATCCTCCAAGAGCCGTCATCGCGAACTTTCATCATGCCGTTAGGGATCTGAGTCTTGACCGCCTTGTCATTGGCATGACGAACGCGAGAGCGCTCGATCAGAGAGGTGACCGTGGCGGCTGCTCGGTAGTTAGTCGGCTGGTCAACGAGGATCAAACGCGTACCAGTGCGCTTGAGATCGTCGGCAGTCTCGCGCAATACGTAAGGGTCCATCACGAAGCCGGACACACCTTGCTTACGTAGCGCCTTGCAAAGTTTCGTCAGGTAGGTCTTGTCGGCGTCCTCGAACTGACCGAGCAACCACGTGTGAATCCTGCCCGTCTCTGGATCAACCTTGGCGGCTGCGATGGACGACCAGTTGCCCTTAGGCGTTCTGTCCACGCCGATCCACGCGCCCTTGAGGTCATAGTCAAACGAGGCCTGTACCGAGCGGTTCCAGTGGGCAATGTCGATCCACTGTTCGGAGTTCCTGACGAAACGGTTGTACGTGTAGCGCTCATAGATGTGGCGCTTACTTCCTTCTCCCATCTCGTCCTGTCGCAGGATCTCGGCGGCGTCCACACGTCCGGCCTCCACGGCAGGGTTAGCGGCCTTCAGTGCTTCCAGGGACGGCACTAGCAAGTTCTCGGGAGCCTCATAGATCAGGCCACCAATGAGCGCGTCCTCAGGGTTGTCCAGCGCAATCGAGTCATCGAGTTCTGCGTACAGGCGCTGGAGCGTGGTCGAGCGGTCGTCACCGGCTGTGGTCGTAATGACCATCATGTTTTCCGGGTGCGAGCGCACCGAGTAGGACAACGCCTCGAAGATCTCCGGCTTCAAGATGTGCGCCTCGTCAAGCACGACGTGTCCACCGAAGCCCTGTAGGGACTCCGGCGTAGCGGTCACGATCTTGTAGTCACCGGAATCGTCACGCCAGGTGATGCCGCGCGAGCGTGTGGTCTTGAGCGACTTGAGGAGAACAGGACTCTGCTCAATGAACCTCTTAGCAAATCCGTAAATCAGGTTCGCTTGTGGACGTGTCGGAGCCACACCAAGCACGCGGTGCTGTGTGCTCGCGTTCGTCAGGAAGCCGATGCTCAAGACAGCCGACAGGACCGACTTACCCGCACGACGCGGAATGCTGATGAGGTAGTAATCCCACCTCAGTTGTCCGGCTCGGGGATGGTCGGGAGGGTAGACCTCCAGGGCCATACAGATGACCCAGCGTTGCCACTCTTCCAAGACCAGGGGAGTGCCGTCATCGTTCTTAAAGTGGCCGTCGACTAGTTCGAGTAGGCGGTATCCGCGAGAGTGCACGGGGAAGTGGTTTTCATCCTCCACCAAGGCCGGAACGTACCGATTAGGTAGAAGCATTTACTCCGGTAGTAGGAGCGGGTCAACTGCCTGCGGTTGCTCTGCGGGGGCTGGTTGTCCTGCGGTCCTACTCTCTTCCAACTTGGCGAACGCCTTTTGGAACTGAGCCACAAGAGACGCGTTCAACTCGTTGTCGAGTGCGTAGGCCATTTCCTTCAAGGCGGCGATCTGGACGAGGTCATGCGCCTCGTTGAAGTCGTACTCACGTACGTACTTGTTCACCGCGTTAGTCCACGGCTTCTGTGCTCTAGTTCCCAATTTCAACTACTTTCTCAAAGTTTTTCCGGCCCAAATT